GACTCTCGAACGATCACTTTAAGACGTGATGTGTCGATTCCACTGTTTGTCAGATAATATCTTTGATTGGGATTACGGGAACTGACTGTCCAGTTCTGAGTGACGTAAGTTCCTTCATAGATGTTGACATTATTGAAGAACGCAACTCCTGTGGATTCAACAGGAACTGTGATGTCATCAATAATTGAAAAGACGTATGATGTACCGTTAAACTGTTTGTTCGAAAGAGCAACGATTCCTGCCTTCAGCGTCAACGTAACCGCGTCAGTGTCAGAAGCATCAACAGAGAAAGAGATATTAGCAACAGCAGACTTTCTGGACTTAGGAACGTACCCAATGTTCCTGGCCAGAGAGACAACGTTTTCCCTTAGAGTTGCACTGTCAAGAAACACCTCGTTCGATACCATGTTGGCATTGTACGAAGTGATGTATGTGTTATAAGCAAGTGCATCGATGATCGTTGAGAGATTGGATCCCTCAAAATCATAGTCGGTAAAGTTTGAGTTCGCCTTTAAGTAATCCCTGAGGGACTGCTTAATTTGATCAAAGTTTACGTTGCTAAAATTAACTAACGGCATTTTACCTGTTGGGTTCTAAGGCAAAGGTGAGTTGTTGCTGTTGGGCATCGATACCAACGATATAATATTCAACAGTGCAGTTGAATTCATAATTATCGAAGTCCGCTTCAACTGTGACCTTGTTCAGTTCCACACGAGGTTCAAATTGATTAATTGTGTATTCAATCTCCGACTGAATGGAATCAGCGGTGAGTTTATCAAAGTTCTCGAACAGAAGTGCTGAAACATTAGAACCAACACTTGGTTGAAATGGTTTCTCCCCAGGAACAGTCAGCACAAGATTCTTGAGAGCACGAGCAATCGCATTCTCATTCTTCAGTGCAATCAGATCATCATTCATTGGATTGATCTGAAATGAAGCACTGATATCTTTAAAACCACTGCTGGTCCTTTGTGCAGGTTGAATTGGCACAGATGTACTTACAACAATTCAACCTTATTTATGGGGTTAAAATTCGGTTAGGGGGATGGGTTCTGTTCCATACTCCCAATCATCATAATCCTCATCATTGCGGATCTTCTCATGAAGTTCCTTCTGAACCAAGAAGTCATGCTTCTTTGGTGTGTGCTTGTCATTTGCAATCTCACGGAGCATCTTCTGATGCATGTGGTTGCCTTCGTTATCTAAAAAGTCGTGCATGTTACTGATTTGCGAAGAAATCAGAACTTTTTAAGGGGTTCCTATCCCTTTAATAATTTATGTCCTTATATAAGGATGTCTTTTCTTCTTCAGTCTGCCAATAATAATCATCCGTGTCACCCAGTCGTCCCCAACGGACACCGTTCTCTACCTGATACTCAACAGTTGACACCTTGAAGTCAGGCATCAATGGTTTTTCTGGTGTGATGGACAGATCATACAGTCTCATCCTGTTGTTCGGATAAAGAGCAAACTGACCATTTTCCAATTCAACACAGTTATGTGACTTATGTTCTTGTGGAACCTCACTGACATTATTATCAATCACATCTGGATTCGAATGATAATTGTCAAGAGTAAACAAATACTGACCCTTGATGAATCCATGATCCCGAGAGAAGACTTCTGCATCCATTGATGAGATGAATCCCTTATTCATACAAGTAACACCATAATCCATACAGTTCCAGAACTGCAGATTAGGAAGATCCAGATCGGGGTCTGGAGTGTTTGGTGTCCTTACAAATGCACTGATGGGCAACTTATCAAAGATTGCACCATACTGTGGAAGATAAGTCTCAAAATAAAAAGCACGTCCAGGAATCGACTTTGCCGAAACCCAGACGCCTTCTACAAACTCCCCGTGACCACTCTGATGGTCCTGAAGATATTCTTTACGAACGTAAACTCTTTCTGCGGGAAGATTGCAGATTAAATTCATCTACCTTGACCTCTGTACTTCTTCTTCGCTTTATTGCGCGATGTCGCTGCGTATTTAGTGTTACGTCCACAACCCTGTCGTGTATTCTTAGGAAGCGACTCCAGAACGTCACGTCCACCCTTAGCCTTTGTAAACTTTGCCATTTAAACCTCAGATAACACGAGTCTTTTCGTGACCAACTCGAATGCGAGGGTCACACCAGATTTCATAACCAGCTTCAATCGCATCCAGACAGAACGAAACGTCCTCACCACACATATCCTGAACAGCACCAGATTCAAACACTTGCATCTTAGGAGCGAACCAAGGATAAGTCATCTTCTCATCCTCAAAGACACCCTTCTGAATCATGACCCAACCGAAACCAGTGTAGTCAACAGTAAATGGTTTCTTACGCTTTTGAATGCCATCAACCATCTCATGATTCATGACACCACCATTACTGCGGAAGTCATCCTCTTCCAACCAGTGTGCAACAGAAGTCGTGCGACCATCCTCAGTTGAATACCAACCAGCACTAATGGGACGCATGTTCTCCTGAATGATTTCACCTTCTTCATCCAGTGCATCAGCAGGAAACGCAACATCACACAGTTGCCAGAACTTTTCAGTGTTGAAGATGATGTCACTGTCAATCCACAGTTGCCAATCATATTGCAACTTACCATCCCAAGGAATCTGATTCGGTCCACGCAGAACATTTGCACCCAGACACTTACAACGGGCAAAGTTCACCATGGAACTGTAGTCCTGAGAGATCTGAATGCTCATCTGATTCTGAACCAGATCGAAACACAACTGAACGAAGTTCTTCAGAAACGCATATGAACACCCGCGCCCTGGAAGACAGAAGACAATTGCCTTTCCCTTCATTCGTGCTTTAATTGCATCATAATCCCATTCGGGACCATCCTGCTTTGTGTTAGGCTTTGATGCCTTTACAGTAAACCCTTTGGCCATGAAATTAAATTCACTCCACTTCAGTTTTAATTATAACGTCTTATTTAGTGTCCCTCAAGGGCATGGCGCTGTGCTAAAAGAAAGGCACAATGCAGTTCCTTAAAGGTCGCAAGAACCACCTTCATTTCATACTCATGAATCAACGCATCAATCTCACGATCATTGAGTCCTCGTGTTAACTCATGCGCGATCAGTTTTGCTTGCTCCTCAGTCATTTCCCTACGGGCGCTATTTTTTCGGTTTTTTCCCTCGCGGAATTTTCAAAGGACACAATGTTACCATTGTTCTCAAAGTTCTCAGAGGTCCCTTCGAGAACACTTAGAGTCACCCCTCCGAAGACCATACAGAACATAAAGAAAACAACAGGTGTAAACAATCCGAAAGTTTTTAAAATTATTCTTGCAAATGCTCTGACAAACACAAGAAGAAATCCAACTTTCAGAACTCTCCCCTCATCCCAGTACCTTGCGTTCCGCTTGATCTTGGGAGAACTGGGAGTCATCTGAGATTTCCTTGAAGAAATCTTTTCTTTCATGGCCTCAGCAGCACTCTGTTCCATCTCGCTTCGCTCCGTCTCCGACTACGAATTCCTTTGATAATCTTAGAGTAACACCCTTCGGGTGTGCTTCGCAACTCTTTGTGTGCCACTTTCATAAAAGGTAATAAGGGGTCGAAATACCTGGGGGAATATTTTTAACCAGCCCGACATAGATTTCTGTTTTGGTACACTGGGAAATATTTCGAGCGTCTGGGGACCTTTGTAGGTTAGCTGTTTCGACTTTTCTATATACCCCCCTTTCGCCCTTATAACCCGCTACGCCCGCCGACGCGCTACATCATAAAACCATAATAACTGCCGATTCGATACATTGTCAAGTACTGTCATAAGTGTACAGAATTGCCTCTAAGTCTTACGCATAAAAAAATACCCCTGGGAACCACCCCAGAGGTATATCTTTGAACCACATACAACAGTCAGTTAACCACACTAACTGTCGTCCCCTTAAGTTTAACGACCTTGGGAACTTGGTCGTCTTGAATGTATCTTACTCGTGCTTCTCGTGTGTAGTCATGATGCCCACAATCTTAGCGCCTGGGTATAATGCTTCGAGACGATTCTTTGCGGTGTTGCTGTTCAGAACTCCATCCACATATACTGTCTGTCCCTTATACCCATTCATCGTAAGAATCTGTGCCTTAAATGTAGTCATGATGTGTGTCCTTAGGTGTTATCAATCAGGCAAGGAATAAAGGTGAATTCATACTCTCCGTCCTCGGGATCTCTACCATCCACGACCCACTCTGAGTATACAGAATCGGAGTCCTGAATGCGATTGTCGTCTACTAGAACTGAGAGGCGTTGGAAGTAGGTTTCTCCCATAACATCGACTGCCTTTTGGTATGCTGATTGTTTCATGATTAGAAGAGGTTAAGTGTACAGAATCAACTGAGAAGTCTTA